AAAAGTAAATCTTTATCATACATATCTCTAAATTTTTGAAGAAATGCACCACAACTAGGATGTTCTAAATTATAACCAACAAAACCACATTCTGAATAATATGATGGTCGTCCTATATAACTCACTAAAAATTGTCGTGGTAAGAAATTATCAAAAATTTCACTTTCCATTGGTGAGTTTGTAAACTCTACATCAGCATCAATCCAAAACATTCTTTTGTATTTCTTTTGTTTTAGAAATTCAAGCCCAGCATGAGTTAATGAAAATGCCTTATAACAAAATCTTATAGCATCCTTTCTATAATTTGTTCCATGTATTATTTTTTCTGGTTCTCCCTTAACTGTGCTATAGATATTTTTCTTATCATTTCGTTCAATAAAATTTTGAATATTAGGAGAATTTAATTCTAATGTATTTCTGTAAATAATCTTATCTGGATCCTTTCCAAAACTATCTAATTGAGGTGCCCAACCTTCGTGATAAACATATAAATCACACGGCCAAGATTTTCTCAACCAAGACCTTATGAAATACTTTCCATAATAATCATAAAGTTTTCTATTAAAACTCGTTACAATTGCAACTTTATTTTCTGCCATACAAATGCTCACATCCACTAGCTAAAATTAACTCATAATCTGAATCTTTTAATTGTTGTTCTAATTGATGCCTACTCTTTCCTACTTTTTCTAAAATCTTATCTTTTATCTCTACACTTACAAAAGGTTTGTGTTTATCTAAAGTTTCAACTGCACCTTCTAAAACTTCTTTTTCGTGTCCTTCAGCATCTATTTTTATATAATCTAATCTTTTTTTTGTTCCATGACACAACAAATCTAATTTAAACTCATCTAATGCTTTTTGTTTAAATTGTCCTTTAGTTTTATCATAATTATCTACTATATGACAATTGCCTGTATTTTCTTTATCTATTTTAAAGTCAACTCTACCTGTAAAATCTCCTAAAGCAAATGGATATAATTTAACATTGTATTTTTTAACATTTTTTTCAAAACATTCTCTATGATGTGGCATTGGTTCAAAAGCAAATACTCGTTTAAATACTTGACTTAATTCTCTACTCCATAACCCAATATGAGCACCAACATCAATACAAGTATCAGTTCTACCTGTTGATTTTATATAACTTAATATATCACTTCTTTGTTTTTGTTGATATTCTCCTTTACCTCGTTCTAACCATTGTTCAAAATGAGTATCACTATCTGGAAAATACCATCCTTGTATTTGTTTTACCATCCGTGGTCTACATTTCCTGGTCCTGTATTTTTTGGTGATTTTTCATCAGGATAATCTCTACTTTTCATATGAAATTCTTTATTGTATATCATAGTTTCATCTTTATTAACAAAAATACACTCAACTCTATCATAACCTTCAACTCTAGCAAAAACTGCTCTTTGATTGCCTGTTACAACTCCTATACCAGGTTTTTTATTACCATAATCATCTAAAGGCCAAAACTTACCCCAATATGTTTTCTCATCTGTAACAAGTAAAGGGTGTATCATACCGTGTATCTTTAAACTTTTATCTAGCTTATCAAAAATCTTTTCAAATCGTGGATTCTGCAAAATTATTAAGTCGTGTGGATTATACAACTTATATAACTCAGCATATTTACGACTTGTCGCTCTTAATACTTTCAAGGTTCTTTTCTCTATCATATCCTAGTTTTGTTATATAATAACTATCTACAATATCTGTTATAGGATTCTGCAATTTATTTACATCAAAGATTTTTAGTAAATCACATTTTGTTTCTTTAACAAAACTTTCATACATCTTTTCTTTATCTGCATTACCTTTACCTGTTGCATATTTCTTAATTACACTAGGTGCTATAATATCAAAAGGAATATCTAAATTAAATAATTTATTTTTCAAAACACCTGTATTTTCTGCAATATTAAAAACTTGGCCTACTGAACCAAAAGAATATCCTTCTATAAAAATTTTTTCTAACTCCCATAACTTATTAATCGTAAAATTAGTTATGTTATTAAATCTTTCTTCTTGTGAAGTAAATTCTTTATGTTGTTCTCCTTGAAATTGTTCTGACCCTACTTCTGCATCCCATTTCTTTTTCTTAATGAGAAAATAAAACTTACATTTATTAAATTCAAATTTATCTACAAAATCAAAATCAAAAACACATACACAAGGACAAGTTATACTAAAATCAATCCCTGCAATTCCTGTTTGTCCTCTTTCATTCATTCTTCATCCTCTAAACTAGCTGACCCACAAAATGGGCAACTCTCTGGATTTGCCTCTTGTTCATCTTCCCATATTATTTTGTATTCAACATCACAAACTGGGCAGGATATTTTTTTCTTTTGTAACACTTACAACTCAAAATCCGAAAATGTATCTTTCTTAACATCTTGTTTAATTCCACCAATAACATAACTTTCTATTTCAGTTTCTTGTGGTGCATTCTGTAAACCTTTACTATTCAACCAATGTTGAGTCCAAGGTAATGGATTTTGTCTTATCTCATTTTTTACAGGTATTCCTATTGCTTTCATTCTTTTAGCTGCAATATAATCAACATAATTATGTAATAGTTTTTCACTTAAACCTATCATAGAACCTTTACTAAAAAGATATGTTGCCCACCTTTTTTCTGATTCAATTGCTTCTTTATACATAGTTTCTATTTTTTTTTCATTTTCTTTTATAACTTGCAACATTTCTTTATCTTTTTCTTCATTTCTATAAAGATTTATTATTCTTTGAGTTACCGTTAAATGTTGACTTTCATCTCTTGCAATCAAAGATATAATTTTAGCACTACCTTCCATTAGTTTTAATTCACCAAAAGCAAAACTACAAGCAAATGAAACATAAAATCTTAAACCTTCTAATATATTAACCGTAACTAATGCTAACCAAAGTTTCTCTTTTAATTTTTTCATATCAACACTACTAGGATTTACTAACCACTTATATCCGTGAGTTATTAAATCATCATAAGTTTGGGTTACATCTTTTGCTCTATTGCCAATCTTTTCATCACCTGTAATTGTATCAAAAACTGCTGAAGGGTCAGAATATATATTTTTCATAATATAAGTGTAAGACCTACTATGAATTGTTTCCATAAAATCCCAACTCACTATACAACTTTCTAACTCTGGTAAACTACAAAAAGGTAAAAATGCAATACAAGGACCACGGCCTTGAACACTATCTAACATAGTTTGATATTTTAAGTTTGATGTAAAAATATGTTTTTGTTCTGGTCGTAAAGTCTTATAATCATTTCTATCTTTTAATAAAGATACTTCCTCTGGTCTCCAAAAGAAACCTAATTGTCTTTGTGTTGATTGGTCAAAAAAAGGATATTTGTAAACATCATATCTTTGAACCCCTAAATCTTCTCCAAAAAACATTGGTTGTTTCGTAAAATCTACTTTATTTCTATTGAATATTTGTTTTGGCATAACTTCTCCTAAATAGCACAAGCTTCACATTCTTCATCATCTTTTTTCTTTAATTTAGTTTGAGGAACATTGTCATACATACCAAGATTATGTTGAGGTTCTTCCTCACTTTTTCCATCGTATGTATTATGATAGTATGATGTTTTCCAACCATACTTATATGTGTTTAATAAATCTTTTGTCATTTCTGACACAGGCACTTGATTGTCTGGATAGTTCTGTGGATTATAAGACCAATTGCCTGAAATTCCTTGGTCAAAATACTTTTGCATAATTGCAACTATTTTAATATAACCATCGTTATCTTTCATATCCCATAATAATGTATAATCTTTTTTCAATTTTTTATAATCAGGAACAATTTGTTTCAATGGACCTTTTTTAGATTTCTTTACTGATAGATAATCTCTAGGTGGTTCTACTCCATTTGTTTCATTAGATACAACACTGGAACTTTCAGATGGCATTTGTGCTGACAATGTGCTATGTCTTAAACCATCCTCTTTTATTTTCTTTCTTAAAACTTCCCAATTATATCTTAACTTTCTATTCACTATTTTATCTACATCTTTTTTATATGTGTCTATTGGTAATATTCCATCAGAATATTTCGTTCTTTCAAAATATTCACATTTACCTTTTTCTTTTGCAAGATTATTTGAAGCTTCAAGTAAATAATATTGAAATGCTTCTGTTAATTTATCAACTTCTTCCCAAGCTTTTTTATCACCATACTTTACACCTTTTCTTGCAAGATAATGAGCAAGTCCAATATAACCAATACCTAAACTTCTTCTTCTAGTTG